GATTGTATTCTACCAGATGCGTTAAAGAAAACTTTTCAGACGTTTCTAAAACAAGGTGAAATACCTAATCTCTTGTTATCAGGCACAGCAGGTACGGGTAAGACAACAGTCGCTCGTGCCTTGTGTGAAGAATTAGGTTGTGATTATATTATACTGAATGGTTCTGATGAAGGTCGTTCGATTGATACTGTAAGAAATAATATTAAAAACTTTGCTTCGACAGTATCGTTGGCAGAAAGTTCTGGTCCCAAAGTTGTCATTATTGACGAGGCAGATTATATGAATCCAGAATCAGTTCAACCTGCGTTAAGAAACTTCATAGAAACATTTTCTAAACACTGTCGATTTATCTTTACCTGTAATTTTATTAATAAGATTATTGCACCAATACACTCAAGGTGTACTGTTATTAATTTTAAAACAGATAAAAAAGATAAAACAAAGATGGCAGGTGGTTTTCATAATAGATTAAAAGATATATTGGATAATGAAAATGTTGATTATGATAATAAAGTTCTTGCCGAGTTAATTATCAAACACTATCCAGACTTTCGTAGAACAATCAATGAATTACAAAGATATTCTGTATCAGGTAAAATTGATACTGGTATTCTTGTTTCACTAAATGAACAATCTTTCAAAGACTTAACAAACATTTTGAAAAAGAAAGACTTTGTTGCTGTTCGAAAGTGGGTTGTTGATAGTATTGATAAAGATCCAAATCAATTGTACAGAGAGTTATATACAAATCTTTCTATAACAATGGATCCTAAAACACAACCTATAATGATTATGATATTGGCAAAGTATATGTATCAATCTGCTTTTGTGGCAGACCAAGAGATAAATATGATTGCCTGTCTAACAGAGATTATGGGTGAGTGTAAATTCAAATGACAAAAGATACACATTCAATAGTGCCTTTGTTTGCTGTTCCATTATATGTAAACGAAGGTATTAAGTTCTCAAACAAAAGTTTGAACTATATTAAGAAACTAGATTATAAAACAATTAGTGGTTCAAATGGTAAGATAAGTTTAGATAATTATATTTTAAATGATTCTAACTTAATTGATTTAAAGAATATAGTTGAAACAGAAATAGAAAATTATGTAAGACAAGAGATGCGAATATCTGACAACATAAATTTTTATTTATGTAATAGTTGGGTTATGAAACACACTAAAGGTCATCGAGCGCCTGAACATTTTCACGGTAATAGTATTATTAGTGGTATTATGTATCTACAATGTGATGATAAATCAGGTGATTTAACTTTTAGTAAACCAGGAACACACACAAACTTTATACACCCATGTTTTGTATTAGATTATGATGATTGGAATATTAATAATAGTCTTTCTTGGACATTTAGACCAAGACCTGGTGATATATTTTTATTTCCTTCTTTTCTTTATCACAGAGTTGCAGAATCATTATCAGATAATGAAAGATATTGTATTGCCTTTAACATCTTTATAAAAGGTGATTTGGGTATGAAAGAAAGAGAAAAGATTACCGCTTTACATTTAAAATGAAAACAGAAAAAAAATTATATCAACTATCTGACTATCTAAACGCCATCAATAATACAAAAGAAAATTTAATGGACACAGATGATCCTGCTTGGAAAAAGAAATACCCTGGTTTCATTGTAAATAAATGTATGTCTTATCACATAGACACTTTACTAGAGGCGAATATAATGAATGGTTTTCATCATCTACCGAACGATATGCAGTTCAATTTTTATATAAATATAGTTAGACCAAAGAAAAGATTTAGTAAGTGGTATAAATCCAGCATTACTAATATTGATGTGGTTAAAAAATATTATGGCTATACTTATGAAAAAGCAAGACAGGCTTTAAACATACTGGATAGTGAACAAATTAAGAAAATAAAGTCGATTATGGAAGTCGGTGGGAGAAAAAGATGAGTGAAGATTTACAATGGTCACCAGATAGTATGCTGGAGGTCAAACTGAAAACACCAGATGATTTTTTAAAGGTAAGAGAGACCTTAACAAGAATTGGTGTTGCCAGTCGAAAAGAAAAGAAGTTGTTTCAGTCGTGTCACATTCTACACAAACAAGGTAGATATTTTATTGTACACTTCAAAGAACTATTTGCCTTAGATGGTAAAAGTGCTAATATATCAGACAATGATATAGAACGAAGAAATACGATTGCTCAGTTGTTATTTGATTGGAACTTAGTTGAGATAGTTGGTGAAATAAAAGTAAAAGCACCATTATCACAAATTAAAGTTATCGCATTTAAAGATAAACACGAATGGAACTTAGAACCAAAATACAACATAGGAAAGAAAAAAGAAGACGAGCAATCGAATGAAAGTACCAAAGTTTAAAGATTATTTACAAGAGAAGGTTGAAGTAGATAACAAAAATGTAAAAGTTGTTGTTGTTACTAAACAATTCAATCAAAGACGTGCTAAGATCAAACCTGAATTAACAGTTGATCATATTCAAACATCTTGTAAAGAACTTGGTATACCTTGTTTTGTTATTCAAACAAAATATTCTTACATTTCAGATAAAGATGTTTCACAGAAAACATTTAAAGTTTATAACTACGATGGCAAAAAGAGTGACCAAGAGTTCTTTGGTCCAGACACAGTTGTTTTTGCCAGACGTGGTTCAATAGATTCACAAACAGGAATATCAATACTATCATCATTTGAAGACGCTGGTGCATTTATGGTAAATACAAAGGCAGCGACATTAGATGCTGATAATAAATTAACATCAACAATGATGTTTGAAAAGTCTGGTATTCCAACACCAAGAACGGCATATTGTGCCAATGAATATTCTATACCTAAAGCACACGAACAAATAGGTGGTAAGTTTCCTGTTATCATTAAAACAATGACTGGTACTCAAGGTATTGGTGTGACTAAGGCACCAGATTATGATACGATGGTTTCAACAATTCAGGCATTGTGGAAGTTTAATGCAGAATTATTAATACAAGAATACGTTGATATTGATTTCGATGTAAGAACAATTGTTATGGGTGATCGTATCATCGCATCAACAAAAAGAGAAAAAGTTTCTGGTGAGTTTAGATCAAATATGCACCGAACAGATAAAAAAGGTAAACCATATATTTTATCACAAGATGAAAAAGATATTATTATCAAAACAGCACGAGCATGTGCAACTGAATTAGTTGGTGTTGATCATGTTATCGTAAATGGTAAACCAATGATATTAGAAGTTAATGGTTCACCTGGTTCTGGTGCAGACTATGAGGGTTATATGTATCAAAACTATTCATCAAAAAATGATGGTAAAGTTGATGGTGAAGAAATGGTTAGACGATATGTAAAATATTTTACGAACAAAGAAAACTGGGATGTGGTTTCATTAAGAGAATGTGGTTATTTAGAAACAATCGATATCAAAGGTATTGGTCCACTTCGTGCCAAGTTTGATACAGGTAATGGCACACGAGCAACAATGTTAAATGTTGATACATTAGAAATTAAAAAGAATCAAGCAGTATGGTCGTATCGAGGTAAAAAGTTTACAAATAATATTGTTGGTATGTCACACCCGGTTCATGTGAGTGAAAAGGGCACTAGACCAATTGTATTACTAGAAGTCACATTTAATGGCGAAATATATAAAGATGTGCCTTTTGGTTTAGAACTCAAAGATTCCAGAAGTACCGTTCTTGTGAATAGAGATTTATTGACAAGATTTAGAGTATCAGTTAGTCCAAATAGAACATTTGTTCTATCTGATTACCGTGATAAAGAAGACGAAACAGACACCGTTGGTGGTAAATAATACTTGACTTTTCAGTCAATCTGTGATATAATAAAATATTAATTATGCCCAAAGTGACTTTCAAAGATAAAGATAATAACGTCATCGAAACAGTAGAAGTGCCAGAGAATACCACTGTTATGGAAGCAGCAAGGTTTCATTCTAAGAACGAATACATTGAAGGTATCGATGCAGTATGTGGTGGTGGTTCTGTTTGCGGTACTTGCCATGTTCATGTTGATGAAAACTGGATAGATAAAGTCACACCAAAAGATGAGAATGATATTGAACAGGCAATTTTAGATTATGTAGATAACTATGACGACAAGCATAGTAGATTATCTTGTCAACTTATTTTATACAATGAACATGATGGACTTGAAGTAAAAATACCTTGAACGATTTTTATACAAACGCAATACAATATGGTAATGAAATACTTGTAAGAGGTATACAAGGTGGTAAAAGTTTTGAAGATAAAGTATATTTTCAACCTACCATGTATCATCAATATAAAGACAAAACAAAATATACATCATTAGATGGCAAATATCTAATACCTAAAAAGTTTAAATCAATCAAAGATGCGAAAGAGTTCATACAAAGATATGAAGGACATGATGGTTTTGCCTATGGTATGGAAAGATTTAATTATCAATATATTTCTGATTACTATCCTGGCGATATTGACTATGATTTAAAAAAGATTAAAATATTTACAATCGATATTGAGGTTGCGTGTGAGAAAGGTTTTCCAGATCCTGGTGATGCAGACGAAGAAGTTCTTTGTATCACAATTAAAAATCATAACAATGGTAAAATAATTGTTTGGGGTACAAATGAATTTGTTGTAAAACAATCGAACGTAGAATATATTCCATGCACATCTGAGAAACATATGTTATCAGACTTCTTATCTTTCTGGCAACAAAACACACCAGACATTATCACAGGTTGGAATAGTAAACTCTTTGATATGGCATATCTTTGTAATCGTATTATCAATACAATGAGTGAGAGAGATGTAAGAAAACTATCACCATGGGGTATTGTTCGTAGTGACGATATCACTGTCATGGGTAGAACTCATTCTCGTTATAGTATTCTTGGCGTATCGCAACTAGATTATATGGACTTATATAAGAAACTCACAGTGAAAAACCATGAGAGTTTTAAACTTGATCATATCGCATTT